GTGTAGACTTTGATGCGTTTGTAACCCTGGACACCCGTGAGGGTGTCGGGGAGGGTAAGACGCCCATTGTGCTCTTCATACTTTACGGTATCCCCAGTAGGCCGGATAGGCCCGTGGGAGCGCCGCCAGAGGCGTGGCTTGGAAGCCACGTCTTTGAGGGGGTCCTCAGAAGAGTCCCCTTTCAAGTATATGGAGTACGCAGGATACACATAGTCAGCCCCGAGCCTATAAAAGGCGCGTTTTTGACGATATGTAAATGTCTCGAAAACAAACCCACTGTAGCCACGATCTCGACCGTATGGGATAGCGGCCCAGTCACCTAGTAGGTGACCGTCGCCGTACCCGTCAGGGCCGAAAATCTTCAAATTCTCCTCGAGATATTCGAGAAGGATGGCTGCAGGTTCCGGGTTCCCCGCTCTGGCATAAAAATTATGCCATACAAAAAGCGAGGCACCGGATAGGACGTCCTTTAAATAAAAAGGACGCACATCGGTTCCCAACCAGTAGTCTTTGCCGCAGGACTCTCTAAACGGTCCTGAGGAAAAGCTTTTCGAGGAGTTAACGACGAAGCCGACAGAGCGTAGAACACGCTCAAGTAGCGGCACCGCGCTTACGGGGACAATTATGTCATCCCCGTAAACTGAAACGTCAGACCGGTCTCCTTCAACGCAAGCGTAAGCTAGCGCGAAGAAGATCAGACTCTCCAGCGGGAAAGTGAATCCATTTCCCATACTGGAGAACTTCTCAAGTCGCATAGTGCCAAACGGCGTCTTCACGACGGACGTCCGGAAGGATCGTAAGAGATCCCACCAATCATACGGCAACAGGCTCTCAACGAGCTTCGCCGCGATTGTGTCACTCGCACTACTGAGGTCGAGGGTTGCTAAAGCCCCCGTGACCGACCCTAAGTGGGCCAGTCGTTGATTCCGGGTCTGATCCCGTAAGTCAACACCAGAACGACGAAGCCGGGAGGCCATGTAGTCGCCAATGCCCAGTTGAACAAAAGAATTCAATAAGGGCTCGACGGCTATGGTTCGAGCGGTTTTCGCGTTCTTCGGGACGAAGGCAATCTTACCGTCGTGGATTTCGACGGGGACGCAAGTACTTTCCCTGGTAACCGATTGGTCTATCCAGAGTGGTACCTCCGCGAGTACGTCGCTAATGCGACCGATCGCGTCTTCACTACAAGCAAACGCCGACGACAGCTTACGCCGTGCCGACGCGTTTTTCTTTTTCACCGTAGTGGTGGCCCCGGGTCCGAAGCGCATCTTCAATTGTTCAAGAGAAGGTGCGTCTCCAAGAATGGACGCTATTTTACGTATTGCCGCGAAAAGAACGGCTTCAACGTCAGGTGGGAATGAAAATCCACCTGAAGCGTTTAGTCTCAGGAGAGTGTTGGTCTCACGACACAACGCTTCTGACTCCACGAACTTCGACCAAGCGACAGCTTCGGTATCAACACCTATATCGATGTCACGGCGCTTTGAAAAAAGCGCAGTGATCTGACGATCGTGTCGATAATCTTCGATGTCTCTGAGAGGAGGCTCGCGGTGGCATAGACCAGCGATGTCACAGCGACTAATAAGGCCACTGATTTCTTCTTTGGTCTGCGGATCTTTAATCCGCGAGAGGTGCCACGAAGCAAGTCTGAAACAGACTTCATTGGTTTCAGCAGTTGTTGACAACTGATCCCAGCGTGTAAAGCGCATAATTCACTCCTAATGGGAGATGGTAGGGACAGGTAAGGACGACGATTAAGTCGGACTCACCAACTGATCGACCAATTCCGGCACAAAACCCGTAGCTACCGGGGCAACCGAAACCGAGATATTCCCGGCCAGGTTGACAAGTAGCTGGCGAGCCAAGCGACGTCCCGTAATGGTCGACCGGGGGTGGGCATAACTAACATAGCTATGCTTATCCTCGTATGCAACCTTGGGAGCCGCTGTATAGCCGGCGGCATTCTGGTTCAGGATAGACTCCATCACCGGAACAACCACGATGGTTTCCGTGCGTATGACACCGCTTTTCATCAACTCACGTTTTTGCGTGATGCTGACTTGAGCATAGTCTGGCACGCCGACAGCCTTCTCCCGCCACTCTGAAACAATGGTATTCCCGACACGGGACACCGAGATTGCCACAAGGGTATGCAGGACAGGGGTTGCGGCGCCGTCGTAGACGGCGATATTCGCAATTTGCGACATTTGGATTACTCCAAGAAAGAGAGGTTAAATTACCAGGATCTCTGCGAACCGGAAGGTTTCGCAAACACCTGGGTGACAAGGCCAATAGCATTGGCGCAATGTACCCACGACGCCGCTTTCCCAAGCGGTTTAGCGGTCGGTAATGGTACGGGTAGCGACGTAGTCACCACACGAGATAGCGAAATCCGCATACGTTCCGCAGCTCCAGAGGAGCTGTAGTCCGTGTAATACGGGTATCCGTCGTCGACGTGGGGTGCCTGGCCGTTGAACGTAACACGTTCCTTCCGTGTCGTGGTGATGCAGTACTCACCCGTCAGGGAATCTGACAGGCCCCGTGCGCTAAGGTACGAGCCAATCGGGATAAACCAATCAGCTACAAAGGAGAAGGGGGTAATCTCCCACAATACACTAGCGGGGTCAGTAAGGCCAACGAGTTGGACGGCTTCGCCGCCATTCTCAAACACCCTCGCCACGATTTGTTTCCTGTCCTCAGCAAAGAGGTCAAGAGGAGCATAAGTGGGCGAGGACATGATGACCTTAAGACTCTTTCGTCTCCGGACATGATATTTTCGGCCCAACGGTTCGTTGAGCTGCTTAGCGAGGGCATGAGCCGCCGCATAAGTATCACCAAGGAGAGGTTTCCATCCATACTGCAGTTCTAGCCAGTTGTCAGCGGCTGAGCGCCGCCACGAACAGTTTCTGGATGCCTTATGAGCATCCTTCATAGCTAGAACGGTCGCAGCGCCAACGAAATCACCCTTGCGCACGGCACGGATGCCGCGATATATGCGCGTTGCAGCGTCGGCGATCATAACGACGGTCTTGTCGGCTTCCGCGAGGAAGTTTCCAAGATTAAAGTCAGATCCCTCGATTGCTTCGCGCAGTTTACCATAAAGCGCAAGGTCATCGTTAGCGTCCCAGGCACTGCCCGGGTCGACATAATAACCGGTTCCAAACTCAGAAGTCGAGGCGACACGGACGTAGCTATACGCCGGGTCACCACTGTTCTTTTGCTCAGACCGGTACGCAGCATCGGACATACGCTGGAAATCCATCGTATATCCGTGGAAGTCGTCTGAATGAAATTTCCGAGGCTTATCCCTCTTCATCCGAACTCGGTACTTAGATACCACACCCCGATCCACTTGCGTGGGGACGAAGTGGGGTGAATAAGTAGGCGTGACCTTAGGGCGATTAGCCCCAGACCACGTCTTCGTCGAGTAGACGCCGACAGGCGAATACCACGTCGAATATCGCACGCCGCTGTAAGCGGTGTACGATTCCATGGATGAACGAGAGGTAGCCCAAGTGCCGTTACTCATGGCACAGGGGAATCAGACAAAAAAGCGCGGACTGCAAGCATCATTGCTCCTCATTTATGACGGGTATGACTTGTTCCGTGTCACGCTCCGAGCTTGCTAAAGGCTCGCTGGTGGCTAAAGCAACCAGAGCGGAGAGACGAAAAAGCTGTAACCTTTCGGCCACAAGCCGTCAGGGGGGTATCAAACCCCGAAAAGAGCCCCGTAAG